CTGGGTCAGCGCCGCCTGCATCTCACCCAGCAGGCCACTGGTGGTCGATTGGTACTGCCCCAGGGTCTGGGTGATCTCATCGAGACCGCTATCCGACAGCGCAGACTGATACTGGGTCAGCGCGCTATTCATCCGGCCAACGAGACCGGAGTTGCCCGATCCTACGTACCGCTCGATAGTCGAGTTGATCTGATCGAGCGCCGAGCCGTACTTATCGACCAGATTCCGAGCCGCGTTGACAGCGCTGGAGCTGACGGCGTCAATCGCATCGCGATACTGATCCAGAGCGTCATTGGCCGCTCCAAAACCACCGGATGTGACGATATAGCCGCTGAGGGCGTCATGTGCCGACCCGACCTGATCGGCTATTTGCTGCAGGACTTGCTCAAGCGTGCGCGCGCCGCTAGAGACTTGCTCCATGTATAGCTGGATGGCTCCGGCGCTAGCCTCGGGGCGAAATCCGGTGATGCTCTCATACTGATCGAGTATCGCCGACTGCACTGCATCGCGCTGCGCCTGCACGCCCTGAACATACTGATCGAGCAACGGCACGAGCTGCATGATTTGCGCATACTGCTCGCGGCCGGACTGGGTCATCAGATCCAGCCCTTCGACCAGCGAGCGCACGCCCTCGCGCGTGTCCGGAAGAGCGAGGCCCATCGCGTTGAACTGATCCGTCAGATCGCTCGACAGGTTCGCGAATTTCTCGCTATCGGTGAAGAATGCGTCGTAGTAGCGCGACTGCAGAGCCGAGAGATTGTCGATGCCGCCGACAAGCTCGGACAGACTTCCAGCGGCATCCAGCGCTCCCTGTGCCGTGGCGGAGAACTGGATGTTCAACCGATCCGCATTGCTACCCAGCATGTTGAGCGCCTGTGACGACTGCGCCAGAGCCTGCGCGGTCGCCAGCACGTCATCACTGGAGCCCAGCGCTGCCTGAGCATCGGCTATTGCCTTGGCATTGCCAGAAAGTGACGCTTCGAGCGTATCCAGCGCCGTCGCCAGCGGTGTGATCTGATCGACCCCGCCGCTGAACTGCTGCATCACGTCATCGAACGCATTGCCGAGCACACTGAACGCGGCCTTGTAGCGCTTGTCGAGCTGGTTCTTGATCTCCTCGGGGCCATCGCCGGACAGCACGATACCCTGCACAGCTTCGGCCATCGCCTGCACTTGATCGGCTGAGTCAGCAATCTGCGCGAAGGCGTTATCAGTCTGGGTGATGCTCTGCAGGAACTGTTCGGCGGGCTGCTGGCCCCAATGGTCGTACAGCTCCCTCGTGCCCCGGTCGCGGTAGCCCACGTTGCCGAAAGCCGACTGATATGCCGTGCCGCGGTCCCAGTAGTCGGAGCCGGCCTTCTGGTCGCCGGTGGTCAGCGCCAGCGACAACGGGGTGTAGCCGGAGCCGAAAAGGCCGCCGATCGCCCCCGAGATAGCCCCGTCGAACAGGAACTGATCGGCGAGCATGGAGGCGCCGACGTAGGGCATCGCGGTACCCACGGCGCCCATCGCGCTGGAGAGCATGCCGGTCGAGGCCGTGCCGCCCAGGGCAGCCGCGGTCGAGGCGCTCCCCGCCCAGCCCGCGGTGCCATAGCCCACGCCGGCGGCACCGATTGCGCCGTTGATGCCGGCAGCCGTGACGCCTCCTGTCAGACCGCTGGTCAGCGCGGCTCCCTGGGAAACCGAGCCGAGCCCCATCAGGCCTTTGCCGTAGTCCCATGCCTTGGAGCCGTAGTTGCCAAGGCTGGAGATGTTGTCCCAGGACTGGCTGAGACCATTGGAGAACGTGGCCTCACCATTGGGGCCAGTCTGGCCAGTCAATGACCCCTGTATGCCGACCATGATGGGATTGAGCGTCGCCTGGGTGGCGATCTCGGCGAGGCCGCGAGCAAAGACGCCCTTGACGTCATCAATCGTGACCTCAGCTCCAGACAGGAAGTCGGTCAGCATGTTGCTGAACTGCTCGCCAACTCGACCGATTGAGTCGACCGCGACGTCCTGCAGTGAGACGAAGGCTTCTTCCGCCTGGCCGCCGGCGTCCTGAACATCGAGGCCGTATTCCTTGGCCCAGTAGCCGCTGTTCTGGAATTGCTGGTCGATCTTGTCGAGGCCATCGAGGTAGCGCTGCTGGCTGATGTCACCCCGCATGTAGGCCGTGGTCAGCAGGTCAACGGACTGCTGGTATTCCCGCTGCGATTTCTGCGTCGGGTAGAGCGTGTCGAGCAGTGACTGCAGGCTGCTTTCGTACTTCTCGGCCGCCTTGGCGGCCTCATCGCTGGCGTTGCCGAGCTGCTTGATCGTCGGGGTAGTGTCTTCGCCCTGGTCTTTGAGCGTTTGGAGTCGGCCACGCACGGCAGACACCGCGGCCTCGACGTTGGCCATCTCCTGGCTGGTTTCGCGCGACGCGGTACCGACGTCCTGGATCGCCTTTGTCTGCGCGCCGACATCGACGCCTAGGAAGCCACCGCCATCGGCACCGACGGTCGCCGCCTCCTGGTACGCCTCGCCGGCAGACTTGGCCTCGGCCTTGAGCTGCGCCAGCTTGCCGACCAGCTGCGTCAGCTGCAGCTCGGCAGTGGCCCGGTTCATATCGTCGAGCTTGCCGGTCAGCGTGGCCACGGCCTCGCTGTTCGCCTCGATCTTGGGTACCGTCAGGCCCAGCTCGTCGCGGAAATGATAGACAGCACTGGCGGCGAGAATCGCCGCGCCCACCGGGCCGCCGACCAGCGCCAGCGCACCGCTGAGCGCCCGGCCAGCCGCTGCCGTGGCGGCAATGCGCCCCTGAGTCATCACCAGGGCGCGGTTCAGGCCACCCGCCGCGCCAGTGGCGGCATACAGCCCCGTGGCAATGTTCCGGCCCATCGTCAGGCCGGCGGCACCGGCGGTTGCGAGCTGAGCGCGGAACCGGCGCGCCAGCATGACACCGCCGAAGGTGGTCACCACGCCCATGAGATCGGACAGCGCTTCATCCGCGCCGCCAAGCATGTCGATCCAGTCGGCCAGAGACTGGGTCGCATCCGCCAGCCCCGGACCCAGGTCGGCAACCAGCGTGTTGCTCAGGCCGGTGGCAACGCCGTTCAGGCGGTCCATGGCTGTCGCCGCCTCGACCGCCCGCTGGGTGTCGATGTCGGACATGGCGACGCCGAGCGAATCCGCCTCTGCCGCGGCCTGACGCAGTCCGGCTGCGCCGTTGGCGAGCAGCGGCTGCAGCCGGATCATGTCGTCGGCCAGCGACTCGAAATAGAACGTGCGCTGGCTGGGATCTTCCACCTGACTGATCGCATCGGCGATGCGCAGCAGCTGCTGATCCGGCGAGAGACTGACGAGCTCGCGGATGTTCAGGTTCAGGTTCTCGAACAGATCCTTGGCCTCGCCACCGCCAGTGGCCGCGAAGTCGCCGATCTTGTCGCTGACATCCTTGAAGATGTCGCCGACCTTGTCGGCCTCGAGCCCCACCTGCTGGCCGGCATACTGCCACTGCTGCAGCGTCTGGGTGCTGACGTTGAGCGAGCGCGCCAGCGCATCTGTCTGGGCGATCATCTGCGCCTGCCCAGCCAGGTTGTTGACCGCGAATGCCCCGGCCAGCGCCGCGCCGACGCCGGTGGCCGTATTCTTGAGGAACTCCAGCTCACGGCTCGTGCCGTCGATGTCCTTGGCGAACTTCCGCGAGCGCTTGCCGCCATCGTCGAAGCGACGGTTCAGCTTTGTCAGCTGTTCATCGGTGGCCTGTATCGCGCGGATCCCGCCCTTGGCGTCACCCTCGATGATGACCGCTGTACGATACTGCTTGGCCATGGACCACCTCTATGCAGGCAATAAAAAACCCCGCCGTGGCGGGGTTCGATGTTGTGAAGAGAAGACGTTATTCAGCGGCAGGAATCAGGGCCGAGTCTTTCGATGGATCTCATGCCCTTCGACACGGAGTCGTAAACCGCCACACAGGCGCCTTTCGGCACATAATTGTAGGCATTGACGAGCTGTGATTCGCCATCAGGTACCGGTTTGACGATATAGCTGTAGGCATCCACATCGCCAATATCAGATTCGGAGAAACCGGCAAACGCGCTCGCCACGACTCCCCCTGCAAGAAGCCCCCAGCCTGCACGGGAGAGGTTGCTCTCGCTGGCTTCACCGGTATAGGGCTGCACATGGGCAACGGTTCCCACGAGGCGATTGGACGTGATGGATGACGGATAGCTTTTTCGCTCCAGCCCGCCACACCCGGCAAGCGCAACAGCCACGAGTCTAGCGACGATCCAACGCATGCTCGATACCATCGAAGACAGCCTGCGCGAAATCACCTTGATCTGTGCCGGTCAACTGATATTTCGCACGCTTCTCGGTAATCACGGATACACGGCTTTTCGGGGAAAGGTCCATGACATTGACGCGTCCAACCTCGCCCCAGCTGAAAGCTGACATTGATTTGGCAAAGATGATGGTGTAGACGTCGTCGGTTTCCTGTGTCGATTTTACGTCGACATTTAGCCCTTGAACACTCTCCAGTGCCAGCCGCTTGGTGGTTTCATACGGGGCTTTGAAATCCTTGGAAACCCCTGCAGTCAACGGGGCATTCATCACGTCTGACGACGTGGCACAGCCAGACAGCAATGCCAGCACTGCTGCCCCCATAGCGATCTTCCACATTGCGTTGTTCCCTTGCGTTATTGGCAAAGGCAACTTTAGCGCCAACTGAACTATCCATCTACCCAGCTGACTGCCGCTCGTTCAACGCCTCCCTCGCTCCGGCTTCGATGTGCTGCAGCTGGGCGAGGCGCTCGTCCTGGTCGTCGTAGTCGAGCCGGGCGAACCGGGGATGGCCATAGACGGCGGCGTAGTCGAGCCCCTGGTAGTGGGCCCCGCCCATGCCGACGGCAACGCGCCACTGGGTCTGCACGGCGAGGAACAGCTCCAGGGCCGGCCAGTGTTCGGGCCAGACGTCGCAGTGCTCGGGCTCGACGTCCTCGGGGGCATAGTCGTCCAGCCCCCAGGCGGCGGCGTCATCTGCGCGGGTGTCCTTGATGCCGCCGCCCGCCCAGTACCGGCCGGCCTCTCTCAGTTTTTTGCCGCGGCCTCGCCCCGGCCCTGCTGGGCCTGGAACCAGCTGAGCACCAGCGGCCGGCGCACATATGGAATGTCCATCAGCTGGGCCACCAGCTTCTTGCCGAACTTGACCGGGTTGCCGTCGGCGTCGGTCACGTCCTCGAGCCCGAGCAGATCCTGCTCGACCAGCTGCTCATCGGTGAGCTCGCCGTTGCGCTGCGACTGCATGATCTCCTGGCTCTTGCTGACCGGGTGCAGGCGCCAGCGGGCACGAATGGTGCTGGGCTCCTCGGCGCCGGGGACCTGAATGGTGACGGGGACGACGATGTCGGTGATGTCCTGAATCTGGAACATGGGGTGTCCTTGCGGTGATCGGAACGAACGGCGCCGCCCGGGGGGCGGCGCGGTGTCAGGCGGCCGGCGGCGCGGCCGGATCAGGTGAACGTGATGGAGACGTCGTCATCCTCGGCGGCGCTGGGCAGGAAGCGCAGGCCAAGGTCGTAGTGCATGATGCCCTGGTTCTCGCTGGGCGAGATGCTGTTGAGCTGCACCTGCTGGCCGCTGATCTCGACGATGTTGCCTCCGGTGGTGCCGTGGGTGAGCGTGACCGGCACCAGCGTCTGGCCGGAGTGGCTCTCGACCTTGGCGAAGTAGTCGACCGTGGCGAGGTCCGGCGCTTCGATGTTGGCCGACCCGGAGACCTGGCGGTTGGTGATCTCGATACCCTCGTAGTTGACGAGGCCGCGGTACGGATACTCGATGCCCAGATCCAGCGAGAACGAGGACAGGCGCGCCGGTTTGCTGTCGATGCTGAACTGGCTGTTCTGCTTGTTGACCGGAATTTCCTTGGCCTGGGCGCCCTTGGTGGCGACACTGGCATCGCCGGCTGCCTCGGGCCGCTGGTAGAGGCCGCGCAGCTGGAACTGGATGTACGGCAGGCCCTGACTATCGGTGGTGATCGACGCCGTGCCACGCACGCCGGTCATGTGCTGCTGCTGGCTGTCCTCGACCCACCACATCTCGAGCGATTCGAACGCGTCGCTGACCGGGGCATAGGTGACGCTCTCGCTACCGACCGTCGTGGTGTCGATGGCCTCGGAGAGACCGCACGCCCGCAGCAGCGGCCCGTAGGCCGGAGCCTCGCCCTTGGTGCCGGAACCGGCCAGCGGCACGCGGATGGTGCGCTCCACGTAGGGCCCGGTGTTGACCTGCTCGAATGCACCGAGACCGTCGCGCATGCGCTCGCGGTCCACGGTATTGCCGGCGTAGGGGCTGCCGCCCTCCATGGCCACCACCTCGAGGATGGTGGCCCCGGTCATGTCTGCACTGGCCTGGCCGTAGGTGGTCTCCATCTTGACCACCGCCAGGCGCTTACGCCATGTGATCGGCATCGCCGCTCTCCTTCACGTTGCTGGGTTTCGCCGGCGCCGGTTTGGCGGCGGGCTCGGGGGCCTTGGCGGGCGCCTTGGCCTGGGGCTGGGTATCCGGCGCGGGCTGGGTGTACTGCACGCGCACGGGTTTGCCGTTGCGGATCTCGTAACGGCCGCCTTGCTTGGGCATGGGGTGGCTCCTGTGTTGGCGGCTACGCGTCACGCAGCCAGGTATCGGTCGTCCAGAACTCACGCCACCAGACGAACTCGCCGCGGATGTCGGCGGTCTCGCCGCCGGCGAAACCGAACGGGTTGTGGTCCGCGTCGACCGCGTGGCCGAACAGCGCGGCGCGCACCTGGCGGCGGGCCTCGCGGAACTGCGCGCGCGGGGCGAGGATCCACACGCCATAGCTGAGCGTGGTGGCTTGCACCGGACGCAACGTCTCGATCTCGCCGGCGGCGTTGTCGTTGGCCAGGTAGACCAGCGCAGCCGGCGTCTCGGCGCCGAGGTCGTCGATCGGCTGGGCGAACCAGGCCTCGTCGACGGTGACGAACACCGGGCACTCGGCGTTGATGCGCGCGATTACCGCGTCGATGACGTCATAGGCCATGGATCAGTCCTTGTTGAGCAGGTAGTCGAGGCGATCGTTGAACTGCTGCGGCAGATCCTTGCGCACCAGCTCCTGGGCACCGGCGATGGTTTCCGGGTAGGCCACCATCCCGGGAATCGACGGGCCATACTGCAGGCGCGGCTGGCTGGCGTTGTCGCCCTTGTCGGCACGGCGCAGAACATGGTCCTTGGCGTACCAGCCGCCCTTCACCAGCTGGCGGCCCTTGTCCTTGCGGACGCGGATGGTCACCCCACGGCGGCGCGCCTGCTTGCCCTTGCGCGGACCCGTCTTGACCGAGCGGCGCGGGTTCACCGGCACCCACTTGGTCTTGGGCTTGAACTGCTCAAGCGGCAGGCGCCGCCCGGTGTAGAGCAGCGCCCGCGTAGCGTCTCGCCGGACGCGCTGGATCTTGAGCCGGCGCTTGATGTCGCCGGCACTGATCGCGTAGGTCTGGCGGACGTCCTTCGAGATGTGGGTCGCTGCCTTCCGGGCCGAGGCGTCGACTGCCCAGTTGAGCGCTCGCTCCACCTTCCTGGGGTCGAAGCGCTTCTTGAGCGTCTGCAGGTCGCGGATGTCGTACTGGACATCGAGCATGATTCACCTCACGTCACGTAGAGCCGGCGCCAACTGCCGTCGTCCTCGAGGGTCTGCTGCACGTTCCAGGTGCGGCCCGCCGCGGTGATCGTGTCGCCCCGGCCACTCTTCGAGACCCGGCTGACTCGGACGCTGATCGTGGTGACGCGCAGCGCCACCTGGTCGTCCTCCTGGACCTCGAAGTCGCGATCGAGCAGATACGGCACGTTGTCGATCACTGTGCCACCGGCGGTCACGTAACGGCAGGCGCCGTCGCTGAGATGGGATTCGACCGCCGCATCCAGGCGGTCGAGTTGATCACCGAAGCTCATGCGGGATCACCACCCCTTACGGGGCAGTGTTCTCGTAGAGCTTGATGATCGCCTTGGGCCGGGTGCACAGGTGCGCCGGGTTGGACTGCGCCTCGAGCTCCACCCCCTTGTTGTGGTCGAGCAGCTTGGAGCTGGAGTAGAACGGCAGGCCCAGGGTGTTGACGGTGTCCATGTAGTCGCCCGGGGCGAACCGGGAGATGAACAGGTCCATCACACCGCTCGGCACGGCATATGCTTCGTTGTCCGCTACCTTGACCTTGCCGCCGCCGCGATAGCGCTCCCAGTAGATGCCGCCGAACAGGAAGGCCTCGCGCGGGTCGGCACGCAGACGGGCGCCCGCCTCCCAGCGTGAATAGGCGTCCTTCACCGCCTTGTGGGTAATGAACTTGCGCCAGAATGTCTTGCCGCAGACGACCGTCACGCCGGTGTAGGACAGGCCGCCCAGCGCATCCTCGATGCCCTCGTGGATGTCGAGGGTGACGCCCTGCACGTCCGTCGTGGACGTGTCGAGCTTCATCTCGACGGTCTTCTGGGTCATACCGAACGACTGGAACAGGTCGTAGATGACCGTGGTGCCGTCGGAATCCAGCACCTTGCCCATGATCGCGCCGAGCTTGTGGTACTCGTGGGTCATGTCGAGGCGCTGCGCCATCTTGGCCAGGCGGCGATTGACCACGGTCTGCACGGCCTGTTCCTGCCCTTCGGTGCCGAAGGCGCGAACGTTCTGCACCTCGTCGGCCAGCACGGTGGCGGTGGTCGGCAGGTGCGCGGTCTGGAAGCTGATGCCGGTGCGCTTGCCGCCACCCACCACGGTGCCGGGCGCGCCGCGCGGCTTGCTCTCGACCAGGCCGAGGGTGTCGCCGTCCTTCTCGATCACCACGTTGGTGGTGGAGATGCCCTCGGCCTCGAACAGGCCCATGGCGCCGATCTGGCTGGGGACGTACTGCACCTCGTTGATCGCCGCGGTGAGAGACGACAGCGAGAAGATGTCGGATTCGAAGATGCCCATGGTGGCCTCTCTTGGAAATGGATTCGGAGGGTGGCGCGCCGCGCTGGCGGCGGCCGAGGATCAGTCGCGGACGATCACGCCGCGGGCGGCAAGCTGCTCGATGGCGGCGGCCTTCTGGTCGGCGGTGATGCCATCCGGCCAGGTCAGGGCCTCGCCATGGACTTCGCAGTCGCGCACGTTGACGGTGCAGGGCTCCGCACCGGCACTGGCATCGACGGCGCCGTAGAGCACCGCGGCGGCACGGTCGCTGCCGTCAGTGGCGGCGAGGTCCAGCGGCGCATAGCTGCCGGAGCCCGCGGCGACGGTGATGGTGAAGGTGTCGCCGGCCGCGAAGGCCGTGGCCCCGGCGGTGACGGTGAAGGTGATGCCGCCGGCACTGAACTCGACGCCGTTCTCGCCGGTGCCCAGGTTCACACCCTCGGGGTCCTCGACCTCGAAGTCGGAGGCCGAGACGTAGACGATCTGGTAGTCACCCGGCGTCGCACCGGTGCCGACGGTGACCGCGCTCATCGTGCCGTCGCCGGTGTTGGCGGCGTCCGCGGCGGTGGTGGCAGCACCCACGTTGCTCAGGCCAAGCACGGTGCCGGCCGACAGGTTGCCGCTGGCCAGCATGCCCTGTTCGCGGGAGCGCGAGCCGCTGGCTTCGGAAAGGACGTGCTCGCCGGCGTGCCGGCCTTCGGTGAAGGTCGCCATGGGGTATCTCCTGTGGCTGATTTCAGAGGATGCGAGCGCGGGATGCGCTCAGGAAGGCGCGAGCCTCAGGCCCGCTGGTTCTGCCGGTCATAGATCTTCTGGTAGTCGATCCCGGCACGGTGCCCGCCCTCCGGCGAGTGCGAGTTGTGGATCGAGTGGCGGTTGCCGCTGGCCGCGGCGACGTCGTAGATGTAGTCGCTGGCCTGCGCCTCGGGCATGCCGTTCTCGACCAGCTTCTCGAGCAGCTGTGATTGGCCGGTGGTCTGGCAGGCCTTGATGATGGCGGTGATGCGGGTGCGGTCCTGGTCAACGGCCAATTCGCCGGCCTCGTCGACCTTGGCTTTCAGTCGATCGGCGGCGGCCTTTGGGTCTTCCAGCACCGCATCGGTTTCCATGCCAAGCGCCTGAGCGATCGGCTCGGCCACCGCGCGGGCCTGTTGGCCGCCATCGCCCGGCGCCTGCTGACGCATCGCGATGATCTGGTCGCCCAGGTCGGCGGCCTGCGCCTCGGCCTCCTCGGGGGTGATGTCGAAGGCCAGCGCCAGCGCATCGGCGGCGGTCATCGGCCGGTTGCCGCCGCCGAGCTTCGCTTGCAGCTCACGAATCTTGCCTTCCTGCTGCAGCTGTTTCATGAACAGCTTCGGGTCGGCACTGGCCACGGCCTGCAGCTTGGCGTCCTTGTCGGTGGCGAAGCCCCAGTTGATGGCCTCGTCGGCGCCCATGAAGGTGTCGCCCTGGTCGAGCAGCGCGCTGATCTCGTCCGCCGTCTTGCCGGTGGCGGCCACGTAGGCATCGACGATCGCCGCGTCGATGACGTCGATGTTCTTGGCGAACTCCTTCATCTCGGCGGCGGTGTAGAAGCCGATCATCAGCGAGGCTGCCCGGTGGGTCATGATCGTCGCGCCGACGCCCATGGTGCGGGTGTCGCCGGCCATCAGAATCACGGTGGCGATGCTCGCGGCCGTTCCGGTGACCCTGATGTGCACCGTGGCCTGATGGTTACGCAGGTAGTTGAAGATGCGGATGCCCGATGCCACGTCGCCACCGGGCGAGTTCAGCTCGAGGTTGATCTCGTCGAGCTCGCCCAGGGACTCGATCTCGTCGATGAAGTCGCGGGCCGGCTTCTCGCCGGTGAAGTCGCTGATCCAGTCAGGCGCCCAGTCGCTGCCGATGGGCTTGTCGATGACGATGTGGGCGGCGCGCGGATTGTCCGCGAGCGCCCGGGCAGTGAACCATTTCATTGAGTGTTTCCCCCATCGTTGGCGGCGAGCATGTCCAGCGCCTGCTGGAGGCTGCCGTTCTTCGCGGTGACTCGCGGGTCGGAATCGAGCAACAGGCCGTTGTCGTCGGCGCTGCGGTTGGCGGCAGCGATGGCGGCGTCGAGCTGGTCGAGCGCCCAGCCGCGTTCGCCGGCGGCCTCGCTGCGCGGCTTGAAGCCGGCGCGGACCTCCATCAGATCGGCGGTGACTTCCTTGAGCGGGTCGACCCACTGCCACTTCGGCGCGATCCAGTCGATCGCCAGCAGCTGTTCGCGGCGGGACCAGTAGTCGGTAATGACCAGGGCGCCGGAGGTCACGGCGACATCGAGCCACTTGGCGGCGACGCGGCGGCACCACTGGTGCACCATCAGGTGGGCCTGCAGCGCCTCGACCCGGCGGCGGAACTCCAGCAGCCCGGCACGGATGGACGAGTAGTTGACGCCCTTCAGGTCGTTGGTCAGCTGGTCGTAGGTGATGCCCGCGCCAGCCGAGACGGCAAGCAGCTCGGTGCGCAGCCACTCGGTATACTGGCTCTGGATGTCCGGCGGCGTTGAGAACGTGACCTCTTCGTCGGCTTCGAGGTAGTGGATGCCGCCGGGCGTGAACTCGCTGAGCGGCTCGGATCCCGACTCATTGGGCATCGAGACCAGCGCGCCGAAGTCCGGGCCGTCATCCTCGGGGTTGGCCGTGGACTTCTTGCGCACGAAAGTGCCGAACAGCTGGGCCAGCTTCTGCCGCGCCAGCGTGGCGTCCTGCATCTCGTCGATCTCGTAGAGACGCACGATCACCGACGTCAGCTCGGGCACGCCGCGCAGCTGCCCCGGGCGCGTCCGGCGGTACATGTGGATGACACTGTCGGCCGGCACCGGCACCCGCTCGTTGATCTGCGCGGTCACACGTTCGTGAGGGTGGTAGCGCCACAGGTGGTAGGCGGTGCGCCAGCCGATCGGGTTGAACTCGATGCCCATCTTGACCAGCCGGCCGCCGAACGCTTGCGAGTAGTTCGGGTCGAGATGCTCTGCCTCGATCACCTGCAGCTGCAGCGGGACCGACAGGCCATCGCTTTTCCGCCGGTACCGGAACCGCGCCAGCGCCTCGCCGGCCTCGAACTGAGAGCCGGCTGCCAGCGACTGCAGGCCGTAGAAGTCGTCGATGCCGTCGGCGTCGCACTCGCGCACCCAGCGATCCCACAGTGCCTGAATCGTCGGGTCGCCCCACTGGGGCTTGATGCCGGTGCCCACCAGGTTGGAGACATAGGCCTCGCGGGCCTTGGCGGCGTAGGCGTTGTTGCGGACAGCGTTGTGGCTGCGCGACCACAGCATCGGCAGCGAGCGCTCGATGGGTCCGTTAGGGCCACTGAGCACGGTGCCCTTGCCGGCCATGCGCGGCTTGGTCGAGGCCCCTTCATAGCTGCTGCCCTGGGCGCGCACCTGAATCCGCTGGTTTCCGCGGAATCTCATGCGGGGTTTGGTCATGTCAGAGCCCCTTGCTGGTGATCGCCATGCGGGTGCGCGTTCGGCGTCTAGCAGCCCCGGCATTCGCGACATCGGCCGCTATCTCGCGCTCCAGACTGCGCAGATCCTCGAGATCGGCCTTGGCATACTCGACGGTTCGCCCGTCCTTGGTGATCCTGGCGACTGTCTTGTTGGACGACAGGTCGATGATGGCCTGCCGCACCTGGGCAAGCTGCTCGGCGGTGTAGGCCATGAAGGGCTCCTTACAGACGGGGCTTGATGACTTTCGGGCGACGGCGCGCCTGGGGCTTCTTGGCCTTGGCGCTGGGAGCCGCCGGCGACACGTTGTCCGGATGGCTGATCAGAAGATTCTCGTGCCACTCGGCTGCCCAGGCGGGCGGCGCCGCCCAGTCGATGCGGTCGGCCTTGAGCAACAGGAACACCACGAGGTTGTAGACGCAGAGGTCGAACGCCTCGTTGGGGCGCTTGCCAGGCCGGCTCCACTTGCCGGTGGCGGG